TCATTTACATTGTTATCAGGACTCATCATCATAAAATCCCCATTGTCGGACATAAAAATGTTTTCCATATGAATCAATCTCTGATTTTGGATAACCTTCTGCAATTAACCATGCCATAAAATCTGGATTTAATTGCTTATCCCACAATTTAGGAAATCCATATACCCATCCATTCGGTGGATCTACCCATATTTTATTGTCCATATTCTTCTTCTTGTTTGCACATTTCATCCCAAACCATCTGAACAAAGTCAAACGTGACATTGTTCTTTTTGGCAATTGCAGCAAAAGACAACACCGACATAGCAATGTCATCTTGAATATCGTGAATTTTACTTTTTAACATACCCATGATTTACCCCTTAATAAAACCAAAAAGAAAACCAAGCAGAAACACCAGTTTCATCTTTATGCGATAACGGGCAGTGCGCCCGTCTTGCATAGCAGAATTGAAACGAAACATTTCTACTTTATTCATTTTTAATACTCACTATAAATGATCAAATGATCGACATTAGGAACATGACCCATTGGACGGTAAATACACATCTCACCATCCCAACCTTCCGCATCATACAAAGTGTCATAGCAATCAATTGCTACGAAACGAACAGTCTTGCCAGTATGATGACTAACCATAAAGAATTGTGCTGGCATACCAATGAATTCACTACTCATTTTCAGCACTTTGCTTGCTTTGTCATATTGACATTGCGACAGATCAACAGTTTGAATTTGCGCCATGAAAAACTCCGGTTTTGTTTGCGAGACAGGTCAAGTGTAGGCCACTATGGAGGTGTTGGCTGGATACAACACTACCCCACTCGAAAGCGCGGCCCGTCTATCTGTAGCGACTCTCGCAACTGGAAAAACGCCGCCTGATCACGCAGGTAGATATCCCCCACAATCTCGCGATCACTACTAGTAGCATGGTATGGAGTAAAGAATCTCATGTTCGATACAAAGTAATTCTTTTTGCCCTTTGACAATGCATAGTCAAACACATAATTGTCGCCATAAAATACAAGCAATTCATCCGGAAACACTGGACAATGCTGTTTATTAAAGAACATCAAACAACCATAACCCCATGTATCTTGACCAATCCATTCTACAATGTCAATTGATTCATCACGCATAGGTGGTTGATCACGCACACCGGGAGCAATACCAACATAACCAGTTCCTTCAATAGAAAGATATGATGCAATCTTGGCAAATGCTTTAGTGTCAAAAACCAAATCATCATTCAAAAGGCAAATATTATCAAAATTAGATTGTCTAATGCCAAAGTTCAATGCTGGATAAACAAAGACGTTTTGCCCGAATTCAAAAATGAATACCTTTGGATCATCTAATACGGGATCATCCACATTTAATTCTGGTGCATTATCAATAATAATGACTTCACCAACCATTTCTTCTTTAACTAAATCATTCAAAAACCCCAGAAACAAGTCTTTGGTTTTCCACATAGTAGGCACAATTACACTATACATTAGATTATCCCCAATTTTTTAGCAACGATTTCTGACAATTCTGGTTCGCGAGCAAATGCTTCTACTTCCCATGGTTGTTCGCGGTATGCAGCATATGTAGTGCCGCGATTACTTGATCTGCGCCCCATCCATACCATTTCACTACCCTCATAGATTTGTTTCAATCTACCCTGATAGTATTGTTCGCCATGAATCAATTCATGCGTCAGAATTAATAATGCCCTTGGAATAGTCACTCTGCATGAAATTTCCACGCACATTGCATCGTTTTTGAAATGACCAAAGGTTGATCCGCGCATGGGCGATACCCTATAAGACAAATAGGGATTAAACTCTAAAAGTTTACGCAATTCTGGTATCGCTGCTTTGATTAAACTACAAATCTCAGTACTCGCTTGCCGGTACTGATTGTGTGCAACACGCGATTTGTAGACATTCGATCCCATGTAAATGTCTGTTGAACGTATCATGACAAAGACTCCTTGTTGAAACCTCATCCTACAGGAAGTCTTTGCATAAGTCAATTACATTTTGATATGCTTCTTTTGAACTTTGACTGCAATCCAACCATTGTACCAATGATCGGATTCTAAAACTCTGCGATCAATCTGCTCTCTTGCTTCTAAGTAATTAGCAGTGCCTTTGTGTGTGCAAAGGTGCAATATTTCGCGAGTAAAGTTTTCTTTTCCTAATAATTGAACATCTGCTTTGAGTTCCTCAGAAGAACTCCAATACTCTTTCCAATCACTTTCTGCTTTGTATCTTTTTCGGACATTTTTGACTTGTTTTCTTTTAATTGCCCAAAAGAGTTTTTTGCCAATGTATTGTTTACCATTGGTTTGGTTTGTAATAAGATACACAAATCCGACATAATTTTTAATATCCTCAGAAGTAAACTCAATCCCATTATGAAGCCAAGACATTAATCTTCATCTTCCATTTCATACTCATCATCTGTTTCTTCATCTGTATCATCAATCTCATGACCACAAAACGGACAAAAATTAACATAAAAGAATGCTTCATCTAAATCATACTTAATTTTAAATTCTGCATCGCAAGTATCACATTTGTATTTTTCCATATTCCCTCTGAAGTTTTAAGTTAAGAACAAAGTTCTCTGCAACTAATTTAGTTATTGTTGCAAGCATTGTAAAACTGCGTGTGTTTGGATCTTTAATTTTGTCAAATGCTTCAACTGTAGACAATGCAATAGTCCTATAAACAGAATCTTCACTGATTGGTAAATCTGCCCAATCAATCGGGTCTTCTGCTTCTATTTCTTTACTTAACTCAATAAGGCTTTCAACTAATTCATTCATTCACTTTCCTTGCCAATATGCCATGCCCAACATCTTTTTCTTTTTCGTATCGAACAGGGTTTAGCATAGGATACAAATGCTTTGTCTGCCCTTTCTTAATGTCAAATTGACTTCCCGCCGGAACCAAATGCTCTTTATGTCGTTTTCTAAATTCTGCTTCATCTGCAACAATTGGTTCACCAACTGTTACTTCACCAATTGCTTTTGCTGTACCTTCACCAGTCCTGACAATTGCAACACGCTTTCCGACATATGGTTTTAATGAATGCGTTTCTCTCGATTCCAAAGTCTTTTCACCATCAACAATTTTATCCGCATAAGAAATGTTTGCTTTCTTATCAGAACGAATATTTATTCCCATTAATGATTCGGAAAGTTGCTCTTTAAAATCTTTGAAAGCAATCATGCCCATACCTCTTCCCATGTTCCTTTTAATGCGCCTTTAGCATAGTCAGTAGATTTATTTTCAAAAAAGTTAGTGTGAATTGGTGCGTTAATCATTTCCTCTACCCATGGCAATGGATTCTTCTTTACTTTAAAGATACCCTTCAATCCCAATGAAATGAGTCTACGGTCAGCAATGTAACGAATATATTTCTTAACATCTTCTGAACTCAATCCTTCCATTGACCCCATTGAAAATGCTAAATCAATAAAATTATCTTCCAACTTAACCATGTTCTCAGCAATAACATATATATCAGACTTCAATTCATCATTCCAAATCTCGCGGTTTTCTTCCACATATGTTCTGAACATTTCAATCATTGATTCAGCATGAATTGTTTCATCAACAATTGACCATGAAATGATCTGACCCATTCCCTTCATCTTTCCATGCCGAGGGAAATTCAATAACATAATAAACGATGAGAATAATTGCATTCCTTCTGTAAATGCAGAAAACACTGCAATGTGTTTGGCAGTACTTTCTTTGGTACTATTCTGCATAGAAATAGCACCAATATAATCATGCTTATCGCGCATCTCTTTATACTCAAGAAACTGATTATAGGTTGTCTCTGGCAAACCTAATGTCTCAATCAAATGCGAATATGCTGCAATGTGCAATGCTTCTCTAGCAGCGAATCCCAATAACATCATGCGGATTTCTGGTTGAGGAAAATATGGCAAATAGTTTGTTACATAACCACCAGCAACATCAATGTCGCCTTGAGTAAAGAATCGAAAGATATGCGTCAGAAATGTTTTTTCATTGGTAGATAGTTTATTCTTCCAATCCTTTACATCCTCAACCATTGGGCATTCAAGGTGAATCCAATGTGATTGTTCGTGTTTTAGCCATGCGTCGTAGGCCCATGCATAGTTAAATGGTTTGAAATAACTTCTTTCTCTTGTCAAGTCTGGTTTAAGTTTCATTTGCTAGTTTTCCTTTTTAGCGCATATCCATCTGGTATTTTATCTGGCGCAACTCTTTTCATCTTTCCGTCTGAATTAATTACCCACACAGTTCCTCTAACATTAGTATTTCCTTTTGCACCTTCTGCTTGTTTTTTTCTAAATTCTTCATCTCTATTGACCAACTTTCCATATTGATTACCCATCATTCTCAATGACGCATTTTTTCTATCTTCTTCAGTATGCACATACCGATTTGTTAAAAAATTGTGCGTTCCATTTTTTATTCTTTCTAATGCTGGTTTTACGCAAGATATTTTACGCTTTTCATTTCCTTTAGCAATTGATTCTGGTGTATTTAATATCCCCGGAGCAATATTTCGGTTTATTAAAATTTTTAAAAACTTTTCTTTTTTAAAAATACCATAACATTTTTTTAAATATCTCCGTTCATATTCTCTGGCATCATCTCTACAAATTACTTTAATAATTTTAAAATTTTCTTTTGGTTGCGTATTTATATATTTGTTGGATGTAAAATATGTTTGCCACAAATTTGATGGGTTACTTTTTTTACCGTATTGACAACCAACATAATATTTTCCAGTAGTAATTTCTTGTATTTTGTAAAAATATGGGTGCATCGTTTTTCTCCATAAATGACTCATATATTATTTATACAATTCTTTACTTCGATAAGCATCCAATAGGTTTAAGTTTCATTGCTGATTAATTCCTTTAATTGTTTTGCGGTTGCGGGACTAAGTGTCCAACCCAAATGCCCATGCCCAAAATGATAGTAGATGTTATTTAGTTTGCTGCGTTTTACGATAGGTAACATATTAGGAGTCATTGGTCTTAAACATGCCCAACTAATATAGTCCTTTGTATTGATGTGAGGAAAGTTTACTTTAACCCAATCCAACAATGGTTTTACTCTGTCAGCGCGAATATCCCAATTGTGTCCTGCCAATTCAGCAGTACCAGCAACTCTAAATCTATTACCCAATGTAGAAGTTACAATCTTTGCCTGATCATCTAACAGACTTCTAGATGGTAACACAACTTCATCATTGCCGTATATAGTAACACTGTATCCTTTTACTGGATACACCAATTGTTTGTCACCAAGTTTCTTAGTCATTCGGGTTGCATCAACTCCATTGGAAATTACAACCTTATCAAACTGTGGCATCAAAACTCTAGGATCATCAATTGATTGGTCAAACTCAAATTTAACATCATATTTTCTTCGCAATACATTGTGCAATGCCCAACAATACTTATGAATGTCTCCAACACAATCGTCTTGTGTAATAGTTCCACCCAATACACCCTTCATATTTAACTTTGGCTCTTCACCAGCAACTTCTGTTGGAGTTAATACAGTCCATTGGCAACCATTCTTACGGTATACATCACCAATTTTTATTGCATTTAAAAAGTAATTTTTGTCTTTGTAAAAATGCAAAATACCAGCTTGATTGTAATCAAACTTAATTCTCTCTTCGCGAATAATTTCTTTATATAGTTCTCTGGATTGTAATCCTAATTTAATTGTGGTTGCGGTGTTCGCATCACCTTGATTTTTTATGACTACATTTAGAAATTTAGTCAGCCATACAAATTTATCCCAATCAAATGATGGATCAAAAAGCAATGGTGCATCTTTCTTTCCCAACCATTTAATTGCTTTGAAAATGTTTGACCATGAATTCCAAACCTCGCTATTGCTAACAGAGATTTGACCCCCATTAGCATAACTTGTTTTCATTGCAGGATATGACTCAGCATCAAATACTGTTACGTCATACCCGCTTTTTGCTAATTCATATGCAGAGGAAATACCAACAATACCAGATCCGATTACTGCTATTTTCATAATCACCCTTCACAAGCAATGCAATCATTTCCTTGTGCGATTAATTCCAAATCAATTTCATCAATAACTTTACGCTCAATTCGCTTTGATACTTTATCTGCTTTAGCTAACTTTTCTGACCGGCAATAGTAAAGTGTCTTGAGTTGTTTTTTCCATGCCAAAAAGTGAATAGCATGGACATACTTAACATTTGAATCTGGTCTGAAAAACACATTCAAAGATTGCGCCTGATCAATAAATGCTTGTCTATCAGCCGCATGTTCAATAACCCATCGCTGATCAATTTCCATTGATGTTTTGAAAATTGCCTTATTGTTTTCATCTAACCATTCTAGATGCTGAACCGACCCATCAGTGGCAATGATAGAACTCCATGTTGCATCATAATCAATTGATGTATCTTTGGAACAATAATCTTTAATTACAGAATCCAAGAATTTATTCTTATTCAAGAATGATCCAGACAACGTATCTTGCCGATAACAATTTGCTCGATATGGTTCAATTGATGGACTAGTATTGCCCATAATGATTGATGATGATGCATTAGGCGCAATCGCTAACATATGACTAAATCTGCGACCAGTACCAGCAGCATCAGGTGCTTCGCCACGCTCTTTACCCAATAACTTATTGGCAATATCAAGTTCTTTTTTGATATGTTTGAAAATATCGCGGTTCAATAACTTTGCCATTACACCTTCAAATGCAATGCCACGCTTTTGTAATAGAGCATGAAATCCCAATGCCCCAATACCAATTGAACGCTCACGCATAGCCGAATAGACTGCTCTATCTACAGTTTTAGGTGCATTGTCGATAAAGTATTGCAGAACATTATCCAGCATCTCTGCTACATCATAAAGGAAAACAGAATCCTTTGACCACTCATCATAGTATTCTAGATTAACTGAAGACAAACAACAAACCGCAGTTCTGGTTTCATCTGTCGGCAATGTGATTTCAGAACACAAATTGGATTGACGCACTTTCAATCCCAATGCCTTTTGAAATTCTGGCATTGCATTGTTGGTAGTATCAATGTAATGAATATATGGCTCACCAGTTAGCATTCTGGTTTCAATAATCTTTTGCCACAATTCTTTTGCAGATACAACCTCACGCACCTCACCATTATGTGGATCTTTTAATTCCCATGAATCATCTGCGGTTGTATCAAGCATACACTTTTCAATCAGACGCATAAAATCATCTGTGATATTAATCCCATGATGCAAATTCATTGCTCTCATATTAGGATCGCCAGTTGGTTTACGCATATCAATAAACAAATTGATATCTGGATGACTAATATCTAGATATGCAGCATAACTACCACGCCGAGTGCGTCCTTGCCGATATGCCAATGATGATGCGTCATAGGTGCGTAAATGCGGCATTACACCAACTGATTTATCATCTGTTGAACGAATACCAACACCAATTCCAACACCACCACCTAACATGGATAGCCAATTGACTTCAGATAAAGTATTAACTAATCCATCAGATGAATCATCTAGGTACGATAAAAAACATGAGATAGGTAACCCTTTATTAGATCTTCCAAAGGATAATATAGGAGTAGAATAAGAAAGCCAATGTTTTGAAGAGTACTCATATAACCTCTGAGCATGATCTTCATTGCTAGAAAATGCATTTGAAACATATGCAAACCTTTCTTGTGGTGATTTTTCGCTTTCTTTCATGTACGATTCTTTGAGTCTTTTTAGACCCAATTCATCAAACAAAGAATCGCGAGTATAGTCTACCCTGATACTACCTGTACCCATATTTTTTCTGCCTGTTATTTTATTGATATGCTTTTTGTTGTGCTCTATACCATTCTTGCCATGCAATTAGTTTTTCTCTAATTACATTGCAAGTTGCATAGTTTTCTACCACTACTTCTAAAACGTCTGATGCTTTTACTGTTGATTTTTCTTCAACTCGATTTGCTTCAATTGCGGTGGTGGTTCCATTAGTTCCGGTGGTACTTCTGGGAACTTCATTTTGACTGGCACTGTTGAGGAGCATGACGCTAGAGTCAAGCATAGTACACTTAGAATCAATTTGGGGTGCATTAGATTTAATTTCTTGGACTGTTGCATTTGAATTATCCTTTATCTTCACAATTTTAGTAACAATTTTTTCTTGAACTACAGTATTGACTTCTTGCGATCTAGCTTCAGCCGCAGCAACCTTTACTTGTGCTTCTGCAACTTTTTCTTCCCATTTCTGCTCACTTGCCTTTCCACCATATAGTAACACACCATATGAAAAAATAGCAATACCCACTAACTCCAAAGGTAATTTATATGGTTTAATACCAATATAAAAATTAGTTAGTTTGCTGGCAATATAGAAAGTAGCACCAGCGGCAATGATGCATAAAGTAATAATTGTAGTTAAAGAAAATAATAAATCAAACATTGTTTCTCTCTAAAATTGATTTGATATCAGGAGGAGTCCATCCATCTGGCTTTAATACCTTTCCATCAAGTCGCTTTAGAACTTTTCCACTGGCAGAGATTTTACTCAAATTGCTTCTGGAAACTTCATTCCAAACTTCTTGTTGTGGGATATTTAGCGTATGTTCTAGTCCTTCAATAACCCATTTTAAATCTGCACATGCATCTGCAATTTCAACAATATCTTTATTGCGAAATGCATCTGTCAATTCATAAAACTCTTCTTCAATTAGTTTCAAATAAAGGTTTGCCTGTTCACCTAAACCAGTCTCGGTTTGATCACATGCAACCATAAATTCTTTCACATCAGTAAAACTATTCATAATCAATCTCCGGTTTTAACAAATTCCATAATAAATGGAAAGATAGGTTCAATTGCTTTAGCACACATTAATGCTACTTCTCTATGCTCTTTTTGTGTTTCTGGTCCTGTCCTAAGTTCAATGTAATGCATAAACGATCTTACTGTTCCTGCCATGTAAATTCTAGATTCAATCAATCCTTCTGGTAATACTGCTCTGGCTTGCTCTTTGGCAATACCATGATCAATAGCCCACTTGTATATATCGGTAGATTTATTTATTAAATCGTTCTGCAAATTTTCCCACTGATACGCTAAAATTCTATTAGTATCATTTTCAAAATCTAACTCTATTGAGTTTTGTCTGTTTTTTGTGTCTTGGAGTCTGGCTTCTCGCTGTACGAACGCGAGGCTTTCAATTGGGTTAGCATATCGTTGGGAGAACTCTTGGAAGGCGAAAGAGCGGTGTCTGAGGATTTGCCTAGCAATGTCTCTGGTTGTGGTAATTTCCAAGCAGATTGATGCTGTTTCAAAAGGTGACCAATGCTTATGTCGGATAAGGTATCGGAGAAGTTTTTCAGTTGTCTCTTTATTGGATTGATTGGCTGGATTGGAGACACGCGCACAGTAGGCGATAAGTTCTTGGATTGTTTCATGTTCTTCCGATTTAGAGTAAGAGATTAGTTTAACATTAGGTTCCATCAACATCTTTTCCATGAGGTAAAATTAACTTTAGCCATAAGGCCACTATAAACATTTTTGGAAATAATGCTATTAACATTCTTTCCAGCCAACACCATATCATTAATATCTTTTTCTTCCAGCGTTTGAGGCCAAATGACTACATTGTAATCCATATTAATGAAATTTTCAATAACTTTGCAGACTTCTTTATTTCTAGGTTGATTGTCAAAAATAAGTATCAGTTTTTCTTTCGGTATATTTATTTGGTTCAGTTTGTTAAATCCAGTACCTGCTACCGCAATAGAATTTTTCAAAAATAAACTATCAATTGGGCCTTCAACAACATGAACAGGTTTGGATTTATTTATCGAATTTATTCCAAATATGAGTGGCTTTTCTTCATCTAATTTTACAGTCAAATACCGAATCGGATTGGCTAATAATGCTCGACAAGTTACACCAGTCAATTCACCAGCCGCATCATAAAATGGCAGAGCAAGTCTCGGTTCATCAGTAAAAATTCTATCCTTGTATGTGGGATTTAATTTGATTAAGTCTTTGCTGTTTTCTAAAAAATATAACTCGGCAAACCTATCTGGTGGTAACTTTCTTTTCTCGCAATACTGAACTGCAATGTGGTCTTTGCCCAAAGTATCCACTCGCTTCATAATGGAGTCTAGTTTGTTTTCTTTTTTGAAAACTGGTTTAGTAAACTTTGGTGTTTTTGGAATTACAATAGGAGCAGATTCGGCAAACCTTTCCAATATATACTGAGAATGAAGTGGTGCATCGACTGTTTTTAGAAACATACTAAAAGACATAGACACGCCACAATTATGGCATTTGTATTTTAAATCATTTTTGTAGTGGTAAAAGTATCCTCTGGCTTTGTGCTTGTTGGTATTGGAGTCGCCACATAATATACACCTGCAATTGTACAATCGGTCATCTTTGCGCTTAAACAAAGGCAACCGATTGCTCAGTAGGGTTAAATATTTTTGATCAAGGAATATGGACATAAAAAAAGCCTACATGTAGTAGGCTCATGATACCAGAGTGAAAAGGTTATGTCAACCGAATAGACCACCCACATTAATTTTTCCAATTAAGAATCCTACAACAACCGCAGCACCCATGATCATCCATCTCCACTTTTCAATTTGCTGAACTTTATCAGACAATGCTTTGTGTTGCTCAGTATCTTTATTGATCTGATCGTCGATTTTTTCAATTAATTTGTCGTGTTTTTTCTCAATAGAATTTTGCAAATCGTCGCGCAATTCACTAATTCTTTTATGTAGAGTGACATAATTGCTTTCAATTTTACTTTCTAATTTATCAAAATTGTTACTCAGAACATTAAACTGTTTTTCTAGAACAGCGAGTCTAATACTAGATACACCAGTCCCATTTACTTGTTTTCCGGTTTCTTCCATTTTATCTCCTTAGTCAGAAAAACTGGTTTTCTTCTAACTAACTTATTAGGTTGTTTAACTGGAACTGTTGAATCTGGTGGCAATCCATCAATTCCGGGACTCGCAGATGCATTATTTACTGGTGCATCCTCGATAAAAAGTTTAAAAGGAACAAGATATTTATCATTAATAAATTTCTCAGTAACAATCAACTCCTCAGTTAAATCAACCTGCATTCGGGTGATAAATTGTTTTTCCAAATCAATTGGTTCTTTTTCTTGATGTTCTTTAACCAAAGACAGAGCAGCAGCAAAACTTACTAACTTTTTGTTTTCAGTTGGAACTTTTTCAATAATTCTTTTGAGCCTAAAAACCATTCTATGCAAAATAGAATAGGCATCTCTTTGAGCAACAGTATGGAGTTGATCCATTCTCATCAACTCTTTTCCATTCTTGTCAATAATACCTTGCTTAAATGCCTCAGTCTGATTAAACGGAGTCACTAGCATAGTAAGAATTCTATATGCAATGATTGAATCGACGAATCTGGACATTTAAATTGCTCTTAAAACTTCTATTATTTTTTGATCTACTGGAATATCAGTTTGATGCGTGTTTCCATCTACATGTGTAATAATATAGTTTTCGGGCATAATGTTTAAGAATATTAGAAATGTTTTTAGTTGGGGCCAATACCTCTTTTCAATCTTATAAAACAACATATTGGTAGTTGCTTCAGCCCCAAATAAATTATAAAGAACAATCAGATGATTTAAAATTAACCTTTCTTTTAAATCTTTTCGTGCTCTATACTTTCTAAACAGTCTTTTTAAATATACAAACTTCTTTATATCGTCATTAAATTCAGACAATCCTTTGCAAGTTGGATTATCATAATTTTTTATCGCATACATTATAAAGTTATCTTCATTTAATTGTAAATTCATTGTTAAGACAGCGTAGCAGTGCCTCCAATAAGATACCAATTGCCAGCCACATACATTAATGTGGCAGTATCACCCATTGCATAAAATGACAAGTATTTGCCATTTGCAATTCTTTCGGTGATATGATACGCCCCACCTTCTGTGGAGGTCATAACTAGAATTTTGATTTGGTTTTCTTTAGTGGCTTCTGGTAGAATTAATTCTCCACCAGATGCATCTGCTTGCAAAAGAGTGACTGGAGTGTTAATGTCAATTTCAGATGCATATGTAATTGTTTGCACATCTGAAGAATAACTAACATTTCCAGTCAAACTCACATTATTCAAATTTTCAAATAATGTACCAACCGTAACTCTTTTACTAGTTACATTCTGTACCAGATATAATAAATCACTGTCGCTAACAGACGTAGCGACAGGAAGGTCACTTACTTTAGTATCAGCCATAATATTATTTTAAATTTTAACCATCAGGGAAGATTGAATCGTCAGCAGCATCTGTGATCACATTGCCCGGAGTATCAGTATTGAAGTTCTTGGACATTGCAACTAATACTTCTGATTTGCGTCTAACTTGACCCAATGCATCAGTGTAAGTAAAGTAATGAACCCAACCAGTATGAACAGCATTGTCTGCTCTGGTAACAAAGTTCAATGTTACTGTTGCATTTGTTGTGGGTTGTGATAAACCACTTGTTGCAATGGTGGCAGTTGTATTTGCAGTAGCAGCAGTTACATAACCAGTACCAGCGACGTTAATGTAATAACCAGTCAATACACCACCAGTGAAAACTAGATTGGCTTGTGCATTTGATACAGGTTGCGTAGCACCAGAAGTCGCAATTGCTAATGTGGTATTTGCAATAGCAGCAGCAGTGTAACCAGCACCAGCATTGGTAATGGTCAATGATCCTAATAGATTAGGACGCATCTCATTAATATCGACGTTATATACTCTCTGAATAGTATAAGTGTTTTCTGACAATGCTACGTTGGCAATATATTTTGGACCTTGCTGGACATATGCTTGTACACCAGCAGAAGTAGTAGCCGCATTTGAAGTCAAGTAAATGCTAGTATTTGAAATAACTTGCTCTACCTGATACTTGTTAGCGGCAATATAAACATAATCACCAGCTTTGACATTTGAATTGAATTCAGATGAAATGCCCAAAACAGCATTACCGTTTGCGGCAGCTACTGTAACAGTTCCTTTAATTGCTACGTTATCTAAATTACCCCATGAGGACATGAGCTTTCTCCTTAATTTTTTTAAATATGGTTATGACCCATGCCTAGATGAAATTAACATGCGCCTTTGTGAACGTATTTTTTACGCATACCATCGGCTTCTGTAACAACGTATTCAATCTGAGCATTGTTGCCATCAATACTATATTTAGCATCAGAAACCTCGTTGCCTAATGCTTCTTCTTCAGCAATAATGATTTCCATTTGTTCAGCGGCAAATGCCTCAAAGAAAATCTCTGTGTCTTGCGCTTTATATGATTCGTTTGCAGCTTGAATTGCTTCATTTTCATCATAAATGGTTTTTGCTGCTGATAAGTAACTACCAAAATCATATGACTCATTGAGATCTAAACCAAAATCAAAACTATCATTGAGAGTAACAACCTCATCAACCTCAACTTCCTCGTGAGTTGTGATTGGATTCTTTCTAGCTCTCATTCTGGCTTTGTAATCAGAATTCTGAATAGTTTCTCTTGGTTTTGGTTTTGTTACATTTGTTGTTTTAGTTGGAACAACAACCGGCTTTGCTGCTGATGTTGGTGCTTGCTCATCAACTTTATGCCTCTTTGCCATCATTTTAGCAGTTCCATGTGCATCATCTTCATCATCAGTCCAGTAATCTGCTGGCTCATGGTGCTTACCATTTACATGAAGTTGGACCTTATATGGATTGCCGTCAGTCCATTTTTCCTGACCGCTCAGTTTATATATTCTTGCCGTCACTGGACCATGGGTATATTCACCAATCTTTGACTTTGCTTCATTTACACCAAATTGTTTCTTTGATAAAAAATTAAAAACTGCTTGTTCCATTGTAGGTTTTGTCACGGTAACTGCTCCTGCTTTTTTGTAGAATGCTGAATGTTCTTTTTCCCAACTTTGTTTAACAGGCGTATTTACGGTATGGTGTACTGTTAAAGGTGCTGGTGCTGGTTGTGCTGATGTTCTCATTGCTGCAATTTTTTGTGCAGCAGACATTGTTCCAGCAGGAGTAAGATTTTTGTCTGCTTCAATTGCAGCGTCATGTTCTGCTGATGCTTTACGCATTCTTTCTGATTCTGCTGATCTTTTTACTGGATAATCATCTGCGGATACAACTCTTCTAGGTGTTGATACATCCCTAGCCACTTTCATCTGAGCGCGAGCAGTAAACGCAGTTGTACCTTCGCCGCTTCTATTAAAATCCATACCAGTTTTATGCGCTGGAGCAGATGGTAAATTGGGGTCAATGTTGCCAGCAGGAAACCTTTGTGGGACAGTATTTAATAGTTTGCCGTCTGCATCAACACCAAACTGTCTTGTGGCTTTAACCGCTCTATTACCAGTAACTGGAGAAGTAAACTTAGTTACTGTTCTTGGAATATAATTTTTTGTTTTAATCATTTTATATCTCTCTGATAGAATTTATATATTTATTTATTTCCATAATTTGGGTCTGCCAGCTTGCGTAGTGCTGCACCCATCATCTTTGCACGTTTAATATCTTTTTTTGCAATTGCTGCTTTATTGTACATGTCACCAGCTTTACCAGATTTAAAACTGGCGCTTGATGCTCTGTCAAGTTGATCTTCAACATTTTTACCAGCATAAGAAGTCAAAGTTGATTTTTTTAGTTCTTCAATCTGATCTGCTTCTTCACTCATACGGGAATTGGCAAGTTTCTTTTTAAGAACAAAACCAGCAACTCTTTGACCTGCTGCTTTTGAACCATACTTTTCAGCAGCTTTAGCAGCAATTTTTTTGAAATTTAAACCGGGATCACCAACATCCTGTCCTTTTTTAAACCTAGCTTCTTCAATGGGTTCTTCCTTTTCTTTTTCTTTTTTGCCGCCGCGAAGAAGTTTAAAGTCTTGCTTGTCTAGCTTACCGTTTTTATTGGCATCTAACTTTGTCTGATTACCAATTAGTGCTTCTGCCATTGGTGAATCGTCCAAAACTTTTTGAACTGCATCTTGAAGTGCTTTTGTGACATTAAACATGTTATACCCTTATAGCTTTGAAACTGGTGTTGTAGACCAAAATTTGCATGACCAATAATTTGCTTTGTGTTTTGGACCGGGATTGTCGCAATTATGTCTGGCCCTATAACTCTTTCTTCTTTCTGGATTGTCGCGCTTGATTTCCATGTGCGGATCACCAAAATTAACTTTTACTACATTGCCAGAATCATTCTTTACATAAACTGCACGTTTCTTAGGACCGTTGGGTGTTAGGAATGGTTTGTTTAATGTCTTTCCATCTACTTGCTCTGCGACTTCACCCCAATCCTCATACAATTCATTTCCATCAGAAATAAATTCTTCTTCTACAATTCCCGAATCGTGAAAGTCACAAAATGATTTAAATGAATCTGATTCTTCAGATACTGATTTCCAACCACCACCCATTTCTTTGTATTTCTTTGCAGCCCAACCATTAGCATAGGCTGAATTACCAGTAATTGTAATCAATCCATTTTGTATCATTACCCAAGTTTCATTTTCTGTTGTTGGACACCACACATCTTCATTTCCAGATTCTTTTTTATATAAATTTTGAGTATTATGAAATCTTTTGTTTCTAATATAACTAGCTGCCGTCATATCTTCCGCTTTTTGTTTGCTATTAACATAATAGCCATTTAAATAAGCTGCAAGTAATGATGCCCAAAGATGATCATATTCTTTTTGAACAAATCCAAAAGTATGCCGATCTTTTATTTTTGTTGAAACACCTTTATCCCAACCATCATAAACAACAGAACTAGCTAAAAATATTTCTCTTTCTTTTTCATTCATGGATAAAACTTTTTCTATCCAATTGTCTTTTTTAGACCAATTTTCAATTAACAATGTAGAATCATTTTTTAATGTGGCACACATTAATATTTTCATGTGAGTATTTAAGTCTTTCGTTTCAACAAGTGCATGTGTTATTGTTTTCGGATCATATTCTGGTTTATTTTCTTTAATAATTACCCATTTGTGGTTAGGTGTGCAACGAATTGAAAATCCAGTTGGTTTTCCTATTTCCAATAAAGGAGCATTTTCATAATAATGTTTATGAATAATTGGTTTCCATTCTAAAACATCTTTTTCCATATTATATGTCAATATTTCATCACCAATATCTAACTCATCATGCAATGCTGGCCCATTTTTAGATATAGCCAAACTATCTAATGGTACGCAAGGATATACGGCAAATTTTAATTTTGCTGCGGCTTTTGCTTGCGCCCATTTCTCTGGACTAGTCGGCACATTTTTTTCTTCTAATGCCTCAACACTTTCAGTAACACTTTCTGTTTTAACATGAATGGGTTTACCTTCACGTTCTGGATTTGGATCTTCTCTTCTTTTACGTCTTGCTGCTCGCGCACGTTCTTCTTGGCTTAGAGCATTGGCTTTAGCTTGTGGTAAACATTTTGGTTTTCCCTCACCAGCTTCGCGAGCACAATCACCTTTTATATTTCCCTTGGTATCCATTCGGACCCATTTTTCTTTAAACCATTTTCTTAAATCTTCAGTCACTTCGTTTTCATTTAATTCTTTTTCAGCATGAAATCCAAGAAATGAATTGACTCTTGATTCGCCCATCTCACCACTCATTCCGGTGGTTTCGGCATATGGATTGTCAGCCAAAGTTGCATCATCATCTTTAGATAACTTCCACATGTTATTCAGATGCTTTTGCATGTACTCTTGATGCTGATCCAAAATACCAATGGAAACCAATGCTCTATATGCAGAATCATAATGATAAAGAAAATCCTTCATCATTACAGAATTTGCTCTGCCAGCATCTTGCGCGGCTTCCTCAATAGACAAATAATTATCTGTTGATAGTAAAGCTACCTTTAATAGTTCGTGTTGAACATCTAAATCTGTAATCATTTTAGAATTGACCTCAACATCCAAGAGTGTTTTTCATGGGCTTGAATTCTATCTTGCAGAAAATTGGCAATGCCAATCTCGTTTTCTTTGTTTGCCATATCATATGAGCGCATCAATGATGCTCTCATTTTAATGTTTTCTTGAGCCAAATTCATGAACATTGTTCTAGCATCAGGGATAATATCGGTTTCTTCAATGGTTGTCAATGTTTTAAATCTGGTCATTGTGCCGGGTGCATAAACATCTAGTGTTCTAATTAACTCGGCAAGTGTGTCAACTGATTCAAAAACATCTTGATATAAATCAGCTAAAAATTCATGGTATTGCGCGAAATCTGGACCTTCTACATTCCAATGATAAAAATGAGCTTTTAAATAAAAGGTAAAAGCATCTGCCTGAGTAATTTTTAATTGATCTGCTAACATTATAATCCCAAATAATACGATTGCTGCATCATTCTAAGAGTGCGTGGTTTCAAAGGAGCCTTTGCAAAGTCGGATTTTCCAGTCTCTGGAACCGCATTCATTTTATCTGTATTGCTAGAAGTTGTATGCATTGGCTCAGTACCAGCAAATTCACCTAGATGCTTTCCTGCTCTAATATCATCGATGTTTTTCTTAAATGCTTTGTATGCTGATGGGCAAAAATGGAAATGTTTGGTCTGAATACCATCAAATTCTAACTCATTAGAGCGATCTTCCCAAATTTTTAAAGTATTGTAACCCATATTTTTATTTTCTCCGGGGGTCATTTTCTTCATATGGGCAGTGCCTTCTGGCTCACCCCATTGATATTTAGATATTTTTAGATGTGGATCGTAGATTTCTTGCATATTAGTATTTATATTATAAAGATTCTATGAAATTAAATGACGCTCTAACTAAACTATCACTACTGCCGCCAACCAATAATTTACAAACCAAAACTACTTTATCTGCATCAGTATAATCAATGTTAGATCCCATGTTTAGGAAGTTTAGAGCATTTTGGAAATCCAAAAATGTTGTTCCTTGACTAAACCCACCAACCAAATCTGTACCACCCGCAGAAGTGATTGTATTGCCAGCGTAATCCCAAAATCTAGTTGCTTTACCAATATTAGTTGGTGCTGGAATGGTCCCTGTTAATGTTGGATTAAGTACCAATCTCCATTCAAATACCGCAGCATTTTGTGTATTGATATTTCCCAAATCTGTAAGTTGAACACGTTGTACTTGCATATCTGCTCTTTGATATGGCTCACCTATTCTTAATCCAATTCCCGCAATTGCATATTGTTCGTTAGCAGTTTTACTAAAATTTCTAGAATTTTGTGAAATTGCCACGCCAAATCCGGGATTTAATTCAGTTTCGGCTTCAACATTATATGCACTTCCATGAATTGTCAAAGATGGCAAGAACGAAACATTTCCAATATTTTGAACCTCTGCTCTTTCCATCAATGCTGGTGCAGAAACATATTGAGTTCCAGATGAATTTTCCAAATCAAAAACATGCAATGTTTCTGGACCTAGCGGTCCTTGAATACAAAATCTAGCGTGAGATGTTTTTCCACCATTAAAATCAAAAAAGAAAGTATGTACTTTATTGAATCCATTCTTTGTCATTTTTGCCGATGACAAAGAAGAAAACGAACCGGGATTTGTTACATAAGCTAAAGTCACATTACTAGAATTTACATTTGTTACAACTGGACAATTGTTAAAAGTTACTGGAGTAACTCCACTAATAACTGCTTTATCACCAGTAGTAAAATTCGTGTTTGCTGTTCCATCATGACCAAAAACAACTGTATATACTGTAGTATTTCCAATTGCATTTGATGTGGTACTAATATGCGAAGTTAGGTTCGCAATTTTATTTTCATCCCAATTATAACCAGTTGGATTATAGGTAGGGCCACCAGATAACCTGTCATGACTAAATTCGTTTCTTTTAACACGAAGTTCTTTTAATGTTCCATCAGTTAATCTGCGTCTAAGAACAACATATAAATCATCAGTCACTTCAAAAAATAAACCATTAAAATTGGTAAACATACCAACGCGCTTTGTCACATTGGCTTGAATACCATCAAAATTAACTGTAGTGTACCATTGGTGAGAAATGGCAGGTCTTATTTTATGCCTTCTTCTACTAGCCCTAATAGCATAACCATTTGAATCAGTACCACTGGTCAAATGAATCGCTGCTAAATTTTGAACAAATAACGATGATGCTAAATTACCTGTATTTAATTCTTGATATCTTAAATCACCATCCTTATCAACAGAAGGAACATACCACCACTGTTGTCCAGCAGTAGCAACGCGCAATCTTCCACCAGTATCTAATTGAGTATTATCATCCGATCTGCTGTAAGTGACAACATTTGATACCTCTGTGCCAGACACCGTTACATTACCAGAAATAGTAGCAGTAACGGGGAATGGATTAGAAATACTAACAACCGCAGAATTATTGTTTAAATAAACATTACCAGTTACTGCAACATTTCCAGTTACTGGTGGGATTACTACGTTACCAGTAATTGGTGGAATTACTACGTTTCCTGTTACAACAACATTTCCAATTATGGGTGGAATGACAACATTACCAGAAACAGTTGCAGTAACAGGTAATGGGTTAATTAAATTAACACTAGAAAAATTATTAGTTAAATAAACATTACCACCAATTGGCATAAATGGAACTGTTAATACATTTGATGTTCCAACTTCTGTGATATGGCTATGTACTGGATTTTCTGGTGTGCTTGCTACATTTACAGTATCTAAAATATTGGTGTTGCCAATAATTGTAATTGTATTGGAACCCAAAGATACATGCAAAGGATTGTACTGCGTTACAAGACCAGTGCCATTATAAACTGTTGCTAAAACATTACCAACTACGGGTAATGCATTACCAACATCATTTTTGACTTCTACTTCATTTGAAATAGTAGAATTACTAGAAAAAAGATAAGTCATTAGATTATTCTCCAACCATCGCGGTAAATCATCTGGATACCACCATTATCCATTTGTAAAATAAAACCACCCACATCATTATCAACTGTTCCATTCACAACTATTGGATTTGAAGAACAATTTCCACTCTCATCTTTAATCACTATTTTTCTACCCGGAAACCCAATATAGTCTGGAATAGTAATAGTAACTGTAGCTGCTGCATTGACCCCAACATAATAATCCTTATTTGTAAACGTATAGTCTTGTGTCACTAACCTAACTGGATAGTCTAGTCCAATTGTATCGCCAGCACCACCACCGGGACCGGTTAATGAAATCTTGGCAATCCAATCTTCTAAGTATTTAATCTTTTTTCTTACATCATTAATATTTTTAGTAGCTAACTCGGCATCTGGTTGCTGATACGAATCTGCTTTTGCTTCTAGCTTTAGTTCTTTGGTAATGTGCTTTACCGATCTATCAATCAGCGTTTCTGGTTTTGCTGGTTCTGGTTTTGGTTCTTCTTGTTTTTCTACTTCTACTAACTGACTTTTTGTTGCTTCCAACAATGCTTCTAAATCATCTAATGATGGTGGCAACGGATACTGTACAGGAGTAGTTTCAATAATTGGTTCCTTTACAGGAAATTGAACTACCTTAGATGCATGAACCAAATCAGTGAATAAATTATTTTTTACTGATTGCGAAATTTCTTCTTGAAGTGCTTCGTACTTGTCAACTTCTTCAGCCAAAGAGGGGTCTATAGGCTCGTTCATTGCTCGCGCCCACTTGACTAACATCCTCTTTTCTTTAATTGTTTTCACTCTATCTTTTCCCAAGATAATGTTTCTTCGTTCCAACCATAAACACCATCATTTGGAATTGGTACTGGAGCATCCCACGAACACGCATCTATATTAAAAACCCAACTTGGATAGGGTTTTGGTGGAATGAATGCATCTAATTCATCATCATATTTATAACCAATTCCGGCATAGTTTTTTCTAAATGAAACACCGCCAAATGCATGGACTCCTCTCCATGTATTGTAACTTGTACGCAAACATCGCATACCATTTCTAAATTGAGAATAATGTTCTTCCCAATTAATATCGCCTTCGTTTTCGTCTTTACCAACAATAACTTCAGTAACAATATTATTGGAATCTATAAAAGCATAATGTGCCATATTTATTCCTATGTAAATGTTACAGTGCCAGTTCCAGCAGTAACTCTATGGATAATAAATCCCGGTGACGCGGTTGTGTTTGATGTAAATGTAATCCCACCTGTAAATGTTGCATTAACACCAGTTGGAGTTTTTAAAATAACAACACCAGAACCACCAGAAGCACCACCACCGTTTGGATAACCACCACCTCCACCACCAGAACCAGTGCTTGTTGCACCAGCAGTTTGAGTTCCACCACCATTATTACCAGTGCCACCTACACCAGAACCACCAACACCGGCAGTACCACCATATCCACCACCTGCACCACCACCAGCATAAAATAACGCAGTACCAGTAATAGATGATTGAATGCCCAAACCACCAGAACCACCAGCAGCGTCTGATCCATTTTGACCAGCACCACCTGCACCGCCACCTCCACCCCCTCTGAAACCGGGACCACCATAACCAGCTTGGTAACCTTGATTTGCAGTTCCTTGTGCGGTTTGCACTGTTCCATTAGTCGCATGACCACCACCAGAACCACCACCTAAACCAGTTTTATATTCTGATCCAGCACCACCACCACCTACACATGAAATGGTAGCAAAATAACTTGTAGTGCCATTAGCACCATTAAATGGTCTATCTGCACCTGCTGCTCCACCACCACCAACTGATATTGAATATGGTGTATTTAAATATGCAACTAAATTTCCTTCGTTTGCTCCACCACCACCAGAAGATTCTCCTACAACTGCTGACCTATAACCACCAGCACCGCCACCACCAGCATGAGTACTTCCACCACCTCCACCACCGGCAATTACAATAAATTGAACACCATTTAAAATACTAATTCCGGGCCAATTGTTGGATGCTTTAAACATGAATTGATCATACACTGACCACATTCCATTGGCACTATTGATATTTGCTGTTTTATATGGACCTATCAATCCACCATTTTCTCTTCGATCTATCATTTAGTACAACACCATTAATCCTAAACCACCAGCAGTACCAGAACCTTGACCGGCGCTTGTTCTATTTCCACCTACGGCAACACCTGCAATGTAATATGTTTCTGTTGTTGCTGGAGCATTTTGGTCTGTTGCAAGTGTAACAGAAGAATTTAATACTAAATTTGCATATGTTTGACCACTTGCACCACCAGCTTCTGCGGTTGATCCACCAAATAATCTACCCCCACCTCCACCACCATAACCACCTCTATCACCAATTGATCCAGTAGATTGACCATCAGCAGTAGAATTCAATCCGCTACTACCATTACCATTTCCAGAATTTACACCCTGACCATTACCATGACCATTGCCACCACCACCTCCACCAGCGCAAACTATTGGAGTTGTTGATTGCATAATTTCTGTTCTACCACCTCCACCACCACCTTGACCACTTGCACCAGAGCTTCCGTTTGAACCAGCACCACCACCGTTGGCTCCACCAGCAGATGTTCCACCAGAAGTATATACTCCACCCGCGCCAGCACCACCAACATATAATGTGTATGTGGTAGATCCAGTTAAAGATATTTGCCCTTTTATAAACGATCCTGCACCACCCCAACCACTAAAAAGACTGGTATCGCCAGAATCGTGACCACCACCTCCACCACCTCCACCCCACATTTTAATACTAATTAAAGTATCAATTGTTGGAACGATTGTCCATGAAGATGCAGTAGATAAAATGAGTGGTCCATTGGTGTCTAGATTCCAAGTACTCAATCCAGATACAGCAGGAGAAATGGTAAATGATCTAACAGGGGGCCATGACAAATTACTTTTTAACTGCTGCTGAGTGGATAAATTAAACATTCCAATCGCGCCAGCAGAAGTAAAGGTTTGTTTCGCTGCCAAAATCCCCCCATTTTGGCGGCGCATTCTCATGTTATTTCCTCATAACTACAAACTGCTTCCAGTTTTGCAGTCGTAGATCCGGTTACTCTCAAAGAATCACCTTCTTCAAGATAGATTGGTTTGGAAATAATATCAAGAGTTGCTGCAATTGGAATAGTAATTGCTGGAGTAATTCTGTACGCAACAGAATTTCTAAAAAAATCTAATGTAATACTAAATGTTCCAGATGGGTCAATGTTGCTCACATACAAAGCATTGACTTTGAGAACTTTATTACTACTTACACTATTTGTAACAATAGTATTTGCAGAGTTAGTTACAATTTGTGCTGCCGTTTTTCCTAAAATTGAACTGACGTTTACTATATTAGGTGCTGCCATTTATCCTCCAAATACGATTGCCATTGCTATGGCTTTTCCTGTTGATACTCCACCAACACCAGTTGCACCAGTAAATCCAGTTGCGCCTGTAATACCAGTTGCTCCTGTAGCACCACCGGGAGAACCTTGAGCACCAGTTGATCCAGTAACACCAGTAGCACCAGTAAAACCAGTTGCGCCTGTAAACCCCGTTGCTCCTGTTGCACCAATACCAGTCGCACCAGTTGCTCCTAAAGAACCAGTCGCACCTGCTCTATTTAATGTTCCAGCAGCAACCCAACCAGTACCATTGTAGGTATGAGTTCTTCCATATACAGTATATGTATCGTTTATTGCTGGATTACTTGGAAAATCAATTGGCATAATTGTTATTAGTTAGGGGCAATGGGCCACACTATATTTAGCGGATCTTCTTGCAATGTAATATCTCTGAGTTCTTGTCTATATGTTGCCCATGCAGATTTATTAACTGGAGAATCGGCAAGTTGTGTCCAGTCTGTACTGGACAATAAACCGTTTCGAGTTGTTCTAATTGCGTTCCATCTATTATTTTTATTTGCTTCTAATTCTTCAGCAGTTAATTCGGCAACTTCAACAATGTAAACAATATCATTAATTAAATGAGCAGGAGTTGGAATTAATTTCTCTTTGGTGCTGTCATGATCTTTCCATAGACTCACCACATAAAATCCATTTTCCCTAATAAACTCAACAGTAGGACCACCTAATCCAAAAGATGTATCTGGAAACCATTCTTTATGATCTTGTACTTTCAAACTTTTATCTGATATTAACATTTTAACTCCGAGGTAGTTGTGCAGGAACAGTAAAGTTACTAGTATATCTAGCCACGCCTTTGGTTATTCGCAAGTCCTGTATATTACCATTTAATAAGTAACTGGTATTGTAATATCCACCAACAACTAAATTAGCACCAGAACAATCTCCAGCCGCAGTTCCACTAGTTGTAAGTGTTCCATTGACAAAAATTCTCACAGTACCACTAGCTCTAGTTACTGCAATATGGTTCCATGTTCCTGCCGTAACAACAGCAGAACTAATTCCAATATTAGTTCCTGCAACATTAGTATTAACTCCACCTGTAAAAGCAACCCCCGCTGCACCTGCACCAAACAATATTACTACACCAGTAGTATAACTTGTTTTTAACCCACCAGCAGTATCAGATATTTGTATCCAACCTCGTTGAGTAGATCCAGAAACATCATTGGAATAAACCCATGCTTCAATAGTAAAATCACCAGTACCAAATACAAATGCTGGATTTGATGGAAAAGTTAAATAATCGCCTGTTGCATCAAACGCTATTGAAGTAGAACCAAATTGTGCAGTTGGAGAAATTCTTGCTCTAGTATCCCCAATTAAAGATCCATCATTGACAGTAGAATAATCTATAATACCACCGTTAGTAAAATCACACAATAAACTAGTATTGGCAATATTTGTTACCGGAGTAGTAGAAGGAGTAAAGTTTCCTGTATAAAGAACAGAACCATTTACTATTCTTATATTACTAATATATCCGGTCAAATAATGATTATAACCACCAGCAAATAAACCCGCGCCTATTCGTAAAATTGGTGTTCCGCTTGGAATTGTCCATGCCCAATTATTAGTACTTAATGTAAGCGACACACCATTTAAATATAATGCTCCAGTTGTTCCATTATATGTTGCAGCAACATGATACCAAGAATTAAGAACAAATGATGTATAATTTGCAAAAATTCCATTACCACTACCAGCCCTCTGAAAACCAATATTACCAGAACCTCCAGTTGTAATATTAAATTCAAATCCTTGATTTCCTGATAAATTTGTAGACCAATATACCATCAATGAAGCAGTAGGAGTTCCGTTATTATTGTTTGGTGGTGTTGAGGTAAGATAAAACCAACATTCTACTGTAAAACTTCCAGTCAAATTGTATTGGGATGCTGCTGGTAAAGATAAGTAATCAGTACTTCCATTAAAATAACCACTTCCACCACGAAGTGATGGGTTGTAAGAAATCTTTTTAAATGGATGAAATTTATTTACTACCTGTGTTCCAGAAACAGTATATGCATAATTGTTACTAGAATTATCTTTAGGAGAAGCACTGTTTGCAAATAAAAGTGTGGTGTTAGCAATATTTGTTAGAGGATCTGGTGGAGTAAAATTTCCAGTATAAACAGCAGTTCCGTTTACAATTCTAAGATTTGAAATGAATCCAGTTACTTGATTATAGTTGGTATTATCCCAGACTGCTCTACCTAACTCAGT